CAGTCCAAATTTATTTGAATTACTGGAGCCCCCAAATATCTAAGTGTGTAGTCTATGAATTCTTGACGGGTGGTTATGGCCATGATAAAAATATTTATGAATTATTGATAATTTTGTTTACTTCATTTAAAATTTTTTCTTTTTCTTCACTTTGACCTATTGTTACCTTTATAAACTGTAATTTTTCTGGGTCGTAATCTTCAATTGTCTTTTTTCTTTCTTTTTCTTCACTGACATAAAAATTTGGATCATAATTTGAAAAACCCGGCATTTTGATAGGACAATTCAATGTTGGATAGTCCAACTTTGAATATTCGTTTCCATCTTTAATCAACCAAGTGTGTTTATGGTCACCACAACCACATCTTCCACAATAATAATGATTTTGTTTTTTGCTTTTTTTCAAAAAAGAACATGGTCTTATAGTTTCGTCACCAAAACAAGAAAGAACTCTCAATTGTTTTGTTGGCAAATCAATTTTTGTATCAGAAATGCCCCGTGAAGCCAAAGATGCAGCAAACATTACCATTTGTTTAAACATTTTACACGGCCTCGTATATAATGGTCATTCCAGCTGGAATTACATGTTCCTCCAAAAAACTTTTATATTTCATAAAATCAGAGTAATCGGAATTGACGATTGAAATTTTAACAACCCCATAGTTTGGAGTAGTTGCTGTTATATTTTTCCAAGCAAATCCCAAAAGAGTGCAGATGCAATATTTTATTGCATTTGGAGTTCCCTTTATGTTAAAATAATTTAAATCACTTTTTATTGCAAATTGTCTGATGTTGGATAAAATGTTTGAAAGAGGTGCTTGGCTGAAATCAGCACCGGGAAAATAAAAATCGGCGTAAGTTTCCAAAAATATTGATTTTGCAAAAAGGGGTACGCGTATTTTTTCCCAATCAAGTTGAGCACCATATCCATATTCTATCGAAAGCAACCAACGCAAATAATTTTTAATTATGGGAATCACCAAAACACTATTTGGTCTTGAATTATATTCTTCTACAATCCAATTTGGAAAAAGTGATTCTATTGTTAGTTTATCACCCAACCAAGATTGGTCCTGTTGATCAAAATAATCACTACCGTAAAGTTGTTGTGCTCTCGCATAGAGTTTTTCTATCTTTACTTCCGGTGTTATTGGTTGTTGATTGAAAAATATTATCATAGTGAATAAGTTACGCTTATACCTGCAGGGGTTCTATCCGAAAGATATGACAAAAGCAATGCTTGGTTGGAACTTGAAAGACCATCTACATAAACTTTTACTTGCCCAGGATATGATCCATTGGCAACAGTAATTGTAGTTTCGTCATCTGTTCCATCTATACCAGAACTAAGAATAGCATTTTTATAATCAGATATGGTTACACAACGATCTTGCCCGGTTGCTTTGAACAGCAATGAGTATTTTGCTCTATCCACTGTTATTGTGTCATATCCACCGGATGGGCTATCTGAAGTATTAAATGTTGCATCGCTTCGTGGTGAAATTTCTGCACTGTTTCCCAAGCCACCATTACCATTTATTGCTTTTACAACTACTTTTGATGATGTGGTAATAGTTTGAGAACTTGAGAAATTATTTGTCACGATATAACCCAAAGGACCGTTTATAACCGTAAAATGTGTATTGTTTCCGGAAACAGTTCCTGCAGTTTTATCTACGCGAGTCCATTGAACAGTATTATTTGTAGCAATATCTATTACATAAAAACTTATAGTTTCTGGGTTGACAGCGTATGGAAGTTCACATGATTGTGTTGTATAATCATAATTTGTGTAACTTACCGTTTCATATCCACTGTACAACACTATTGATTTGGCTGTGTTTTTTGGAACCTCTTCTAAATTAAAGAAAAATATACTGGCACCATTTGTAGATTTTGCGTCAAAGGTACTGTAAGCAGATAAAGTAGATCCTACCGATGTAACTGTTCTTCTGGTGCTTGCAGATAATGTTGGAGCAACCAATACTGAATTATTGGCAGCAATACCAAGTACGGATTCCAACAGATTTGCAGTAGTAGCAAAACTGTTTACATAACCATATTGAGCATATACACCATTGTAGGCGGTTGCAGTTGCGAGTATATTTAATAATAAATTTACCGAACTCGCTTCGTTTCTAAAATCTAAATTTTTTAAATCATTTTGTTGTTCTAAAAATGATATTAAAGATTCTTTTATATTATCAAAATCAAGGGAAGAAACATTTAAATTTTTTAAATTGTATGTCATCTGGTTTGTACCTCAATGAAGCAAGAAGAATTTTGTTGTTTTTTGATGCCACCATTAAATATTGAAAATTTGACTTCAAATTGAAGTATGTCTTCTGAAAAATATGTTAAAGTTACCTTTATATTTTTTAATTGTGGGATTGCTGCTTCGATATATGATGCAATATTAAATTCCAATACGGACTTGTCTCTAGTGCCAAATATGTAACTGAAATAATCGGATCCCAAATCCATGTTTGATATCAACTCACCTTTTTGAGTTTTCATAACATGTTCAATATATTGGCTTATGGCATTAAAGCCCGTGACAATACTAATATCCTTTTTTGAGGTAGTTGTCTGTACAGGTTCCAATAGTATTGAAAAATCTTGAATATCCATCAAGATATTTATATCACTGATAGTCAGCCGAGAAAGTTGATCCAGTTTGTGCTGCAGTTACATTTTCGGCTATCTGAGACAATGAAAGTGCTGTTTCATGTGTACCGGAGTTAGTAATAACATGTTTTACTCCAATTATGTAATATACACCATTCAAAGATGACCTGGTTGCAGAATATGGATAACCGCTGGAAGCATCCACATTTAATTCTACCACATCGCCTATTTTTAATTTAAAATCTCCAGCAACAGTTACATTTGCCTTCTTTCCATATTTGAAACCATCTAAAAATTCTGCTCTTTCACATGGAACATTTTTTGGAGTATTCCAGAATGTAGCAGAATTTAATCTAAGTTTTAAATATGCTTCAAAATTTGGGCCTATGTCCGGACAAGTGCAACTGAATGATGCTTCGGGTGTTCCCCATAAGCATCCAAGCCACGCAGAACCCAATTTTGATACGATTTCATTGCATTCATATGCAGGTTTATCTAACAGAGAATCAATAGGAGCAAATGTGTTTGTTAAATTTACAGTGGGGGCAGTAAATCCGGTAAACAAACTATAAGTTATTCCACCACTAATAGATCTTGCAAATCCTAAATTTGTAGCAATTGTTTTAACACCGGGAAATTTATTAAAACATTCTTCCAAAGATTGAGGAATGCCCGTTACACCTCTGGTTATAGATGAATTTGCACAAATGTATTCTTTTCGGCTATTTACCGAATATAACGCTTCTTGTGCATAGTCTGTACCGAGAGTTTTAATTTGATGGGTCATGATTTAATTTATCCTGTTGACTCACAGATTCCATCCAAAACATTTTCTGCATCAAAATAGTAAAGATACTTTCCAATATATTTTTTATAAACTTCGTTTCCGCTTTCAGATAAAAGTTGTTCAAGTGGAATTTTATTCATTTTTACTATATGGAATATTTCTCCAGTAGCACCCACAGTATCGGTATTTGCTCCAATTGGCCTCAACTTGAATCCACTGGGGGCTGGGCTTATCCAGCCAGCTGGAAGATATGATGCTGTCAAGCCTCTTTCATTTGTGTTGATTGCCCATGTATCGTCTTGTGCAGTTGAAGAGGCCAAAGCATCAAATGACCACTTTTCTAGTTGATGGAAATTATATCCAGTTGAACCAACTGGACCATTTTCATTATATTTGCTATTAAATTTAATTTTATTCCACTGATATCTATAAATTTTACCATCAGGGTTGTTTGGTTGTGTTATAGCATTATCTTCTTCAAATTTAGTTAAAACTGCAAAAAACGATTCTTCTCCAACTCTTTTTCCCATACAACACAAAGAATACATAACAAAGTTTTGCAATTCAATATTTCTAAATTGTTCTAATCTGCTAGATGCACAAGCTCCAGCCTGCAAAAACGACTTATATCGAATATTCATCACTTTTTGTAAATTGGTTGAGTTTCCAGAAATTCTTGATGATGAATTTGGATAATTTGGGTGTATTTCAGTCATGTCAAACATGTTTTTCCACATTTCAGTGGTATCAGCAAAAGGCATGTACCCCGAACTTCCCATCAAAAACAAATTTGAAAAACTTTTTTCAGTTCCAAAATTTTGTCCCAAATGCGTCAAGTAAGAGGCATCGTTCACTGATTCTAATCCATCATAATAACCCCAATGACCATTATAAATTAATTGATCTGCTCCCGGAACAGCAAAAGTAGTTCCATCAAGACCAACCACTGAAATATTATATTTTTGACCTTCATCTTGGAATTGATATATCAATCCAGAATAAATGTAGTTGTCAAAACTAACCCCTGTTGGAGTTGTATCTAAAATTTTTGGAGTTTTTCTTATATAATAATATTTTTTGGATATAAATTGATATGCGGGATTCGTGTTGTAAAAGTAACACTTTCGATATATCAGACCATCTGATAATTGTTGTACAACAGAATCACCATCAAAAACTGCTATTCTTCGTACATCTCTATCAATTGTCCTATAAGATGGATCTCGTCCACCATCTCTTTTGAAAAACTTAAAATTAACATCCCCGGAAAGACTTGTCCAAAACATAAACTGTGGAAGTTTGTTGGCACTGTCTACCGCATAAGATGCTAGATAATTCAAATACTGAATAGCATTATCTGAAACTTCTTCTATTCTGCTGTCTATTGGATTTAATGGTCTGTAAAGAACATAATTAAAAGTTTCGTCTAAGTATCCATTTGTAGTATCAAAAAATACTTTTTTTACCTCAGATACGAAATCATTTATCAAGTATACACTCGGTTGTTTTAAACCTAAAAGTTGACTTAAAGTATTGTTTTGAACTTTTTTGTAATATTTGTTCGAAACATAAATTCCAACAAAATTTTCTTCAGTATCTGATGCTGCGTTGTTTATGTAACTTACACTTGTTATAGAAAGATCCCAATAAGAACCATCAAAAAATAAAATTCTAACAGAATCGATTTCAAATAACTTTAATCTTGAAGCTATGTCTTTTATGTCACGAACGACAACAACACCATTTGGAACAACATCATTTATGTTTTCTACTAGTTCTAATCTTTCAAATACACATTCTGTATTTTGAATTAAAATATTTAATTTTTCTTGATTTGATCCAGTACCACGAAGACCAGCATCGTTTGCCAGATATATCGCTTTTATAGTAGAATAACCAGGATTAAAAGGTCCATCTGTATTTGGCATATCAAGTGTATTTAGCAGTTATAAAGTAACTTTTTAACGAACTCAAATCACTGGGCATATAAGATTTTATATTTTTTGAATTTATTTCTACTGTAGTTATGGCTGTTATTTGCGATCCGCCACATAAACCAGTATTGACGGATTCTTCAGAATAACTTCCTGCACTGTATATTGGACCGCTCTCTTCTGAAAGACCTTCTTTAGTTACAGTTGTTTTTACAACCGTTTTGGTCGCAGGTTTGGTGTCATATGGATATAAAAGTGTTCTTATACCGTAAGTACCACCATCAATTGGATATACAATTGTTAATTGTTGACCTGTAGATCCAAAAGCCTGTATGAACGAATAGGTAGAACCAACTTGATTTTTTATAATCATCTGACCATTATAAAAAGAAACACTTTCAATCAAAGTAAGTGGACCGTCTAAATTAAAATTTCCAACAGATGAATAAGAATACGATCCACCAGTATTTGAAGTATAAGGTAAAACTATGCTTCCTTTTGGGAATGTATATGCTGTAGTTCCTGCAGTATTTCCAACAGCAAGCATGTTTATTTTATCTTCATTTTGTTGAACGAAAATATTAACGTTAATTGCAAGTAAAGTAAATGGATTTATTTGTTTGTTGGCCAACAAAAATGTCCAAAAAGAATTTGGATCTTTGTATACATTATATGATGCTTCAAGCAATGTGCTTTTATTATCGACATTTATGTCAGAGGTTTCAAACGGAATTGCAGAGTTATCAATATAAGTAAAAAAATCACAAATATCAAAAGCACCTATCGATGATTCAAATGTAGTTGTTGGAAGATTTTCAAAATATTTCATTTTTTAATTATCCGTTGTAGCCAAAGTAATATGAGGATATTTCCGACTTTGACCAAGTTGCATTTGCTTCTGGGACATAAGTTCCGGTTTCAAATTCTGTGAAAACCAAACCAAGTAATGTTACTGAAGATGCTCCGTTTGGCAAATAACGTACAACAGTATCAGCATCGTCGTTTTTCTTCACTATAACTGTATTTAAAACACACACCAAAGGCTCACCCAACCAATTTGCAGTTAAATTAGCAGCACCACCAAATGCTTGTGCATTTCCTTGGGTGACCGTAAGAGCCCATAGATTTTGAGGATATGATCTCTCAGGAAGATTTGATGCTACTGCAGGATACGAAGATTTTCTAAAAGTTCCTGCTATCTCTTCTATTTGTATTGATTCTGCTTCGCTTTTTGGGACCAAAACATATTGAAAAAAGTATTGTTTTCTTCCCTCAGAAATCATTGTTGCTTCTGCAATGTTGCTAAAACGCCTATAAGTAGACGTGGCAAACATTCTTTCTGCATAAAATGTCGCTGGTTGAAAAACTCTTGAAAGCATGTTTATCACCCCGTTTTCACTTATGCCACCGCTATTGGCAAGTCCAGCTCTCGTTAACACAGGTCCAACGGGATTATTATTGCTTTCACCATAATTGTGTTGCAATTGATATCCCGGCTCCTTTGGCATGGGCAATTGAATATGAGCAAAGGATCTATTTACAACACCCGATCTAGTTCTTTCAAAATTTTTCAAAGAATAAGGTGCAACATAAAAATTCATCCAAAGCGGTTGTTCTGCTTGGTAAACTGAATTTAATGGATATATGTATTCTGATGCCATTTATAATAATATTTAGATAAATTTACCTAAATAATTTTATGGCATACAAGACCAAGTTTGTTCCAAAAAATACCAATAAATATATTGGTGATGCCACGGACATAACTTGCCGATCCCTTTGGGAAAGAAACATATGCAAGTTTTGTGACGAACATCCAAGTATTTTAAAATGGTCTTCTGAGGAAATTATAATACCTTATTTCAATCCTTTAGATAAAAAATACCACAACTATTATCCAGATTTTGTCATCCAATTCAAAATTAATGAAGAATTAAAAACTTGGATGGTTGAAGTTAAGCCAAAAAAACAAACTTTTTTAAAAGAAAACGCTTCCAAAAAGGAAAAAATAACTTGGATAATAAACAACGCAAAATGGGAAGCGGCTAAAAGCTATTGTGAAAAAAATAAAATGGAATTCAAACTAATCACAGAAAAAGAGATATTCGCCAATGGCAATTAATCAAAACACAATAATTGGAATAAAAGATTTTTTTGATAGACACAAAGGGCTACAAAGAAATAACAGATATCAAGTGTCATTTTTAAATTTGCCTTCTGCTTTGCCAGCAGTTGCTGCAGATGATTTTCAGACACTTGGTGTTGCCATGGGAGCAAGGGCGATAGAAGGCATTGCAGACAATTTAATGGGCTACGGCCCCGGTAGAGTTGTACCAAGATCGCAAAAATTTGTAGGTGGAGTATTATTAAATTTTGCAGTGACCAATGATAATTTTATAATGGACTTTTTTAACAGTTGGTTTAATTTAATTTATTCTGGTGGAAGAATAAAAGGAAATTACTCAGCCCCATTCCAATTAAATTATTATGACGATATCGTATACAACACTCAAATGCAGATCAAGTTGTTAGACCCAAATGGAAATACAAATAAAATTTTTACTTTTTATGAAGTGTTTCCTATTGAAAATATTCCTCTTGAATTGAGTATGGTGAGAACAAACGAATATTTGATTTATCAAGTATTGATGAACTATAGAGAATTTACAATAACTGGTGGACAATGAATATAATTGATTCAATAAACTCAACTATTCCAAAATACGAAACCATCCTTCCCTTTTCAAATGAAAGGGTTTGTTTTACTCCATTTAGAGTGAAAGATGCAAAGGCTCTTGCATTGATAATGCAAGAGAATAACAAAAAACTTGCATTACAAAACATGGTTGATTTGATAAAAAAATATTCAGACCATACAAACATATTAAATTTGTGTTTGGCTGATGCTGAGTTTTTATTTCTTCAAATACGTTCTAAGAGTGTTGATGAAGTATTAAATTTAATTTATAATGATCAAAAAGTTCAAGTTGAGATTTCTCAAATAAAACCAAGAAATCAAGTCAATGAACAAAAAATTGATATTGGAAATTCAATTTCATTGAATTTAAAAACACCCACAGTAGGGCAATTATTAAAATTACAAAGTCTTGACAAGGAAGAAATTTTTAGAGCCTACATTGATCAAGTAATAATAAAGAACGAAATATATAAAACAAATAAATTTGTTCCAGAAGAAATAAAAGATCTTTTAGATAATCTTCCCATATCAATAGTTCCAAAAATAGAACAATTTACAAAAAATCAACCAGAGTTGTACCTTACCTTGAATGTTGAAGAAGGAACGAAGGAGGTAACCGGCTTACTAAATTTTTTTACTTATCGGTAAAGTTTTTTGATTTGAGAGATTATTTCATCTCAAACTTTACCTTAATAAATAATTTTTCTTGGACCCTCTACGATATAGAAAACATGTTCTGTTGGGAAAGAGATATTTACCTAAAACTTGTAGTAGAATATCAAGAGAGAAAAAAGCAACAAGAATCACAAAAAGTTAACGGAAACAATTATTTTAACATATGAACGAAGAAACAAATAAATTTCAAGTAGATGTAGTGGCGGAAAGAAACATGGTTTCAATACTTCCAAGTAGTGAAACTCCGGAAACAATAGAATTCATCAATGTGATGAAAGATATACCGATTCCCGACCCAGTTCCAATTACCGCATCTAATATGTCTTCTGAACCAAAAGTTGAAGCTGAAAAAACTGAATTTGGTGCTGTTGGCTTTCAAATAAAAGTTGAAGCAGAAGAAGCCTACAAAAGAACTGAAACTTTAGAGAAAAAGATATTAGAACTCCAAGGTGGCGTAACAGACATATACAACGAAATGAAAAAATCTTGGATACCAAATGAAAACAAAAATGAATTTGAGGAAAGAGCCACCACAGAACCGACAAATTTAATATTTGAAATGAGAAGAAATGAAATGAGTTTGTTCCCAGAGTGGTATTAAAAAAGGCCCCTTGCGGGGCCTTTTTCACTCCTTCTCCATTTCGGAGAAATATTCTAGAGGATCTTTCTCTTCAACATTTTCCACAACTGAAGATTCCTCTACATCGTCTTCGATGCTCTTGGACTCAGTAAACTGAGCGCGAATATCGTCACCGACAGACTTCTTGAAACGAGCATTCAATTCATCAAAACTCTTGAATTGGCTCTTCTCAATGAACGGCTTGAGGGGATATTGCTTCTTCCACAGCTCCTCAAGCTTCTTGTCATCTCCACCAAACAGTGGAGCGGGGGTTGCAAACTCGCTGCGATCATAGTTTACATACCCGCCGACATTACGGATCTTAATCTTAAAATCCGCACCAGTCCAGAAGTTAAACGGATCTACCGCAACTTCATCCTGAAACTCGGGATGAGCAAGCCCTTGAATCTTCTGGAAGATCTTAGTGCCATACTGATAGAGGAACACCTTCCCCTTGTTTTCTGGATTGGCAGGATCCTCAATGACGAGGATATTCGAAATGTAAGTCAACTTGCGCTTACGCTGACGAGCAATGTTCTTGTCGTCTTCGACACCACTGTTCCAGAGTTCCGTGTTGGCAGCACACACGGGGCACTTCTCACCAATAGTGGTTGGGCAGTTTTCCCAAAAATATCCACCCTTGCCCTTGAATGTATGGCTGTAGACAGACACGAAAGGGGTGTCCTCGCCCTCAATCTCAGGAAGGAATCTAATAACTGCATAACCGTTGCCAGCCTTGTCAATACCGGGTTTCCAAAGCCTCTCGTCCTTGTAACTCTCCTTGGCGTTCATCTTCTCCAAACGCTCAGAAAGTTGTGCGACCGAGTTCTTACTCTTCTTCTTAAAATCTGAAAAATTTCCCATAGTGTTCTTTCCCCAAGGATCTACCTTGGCCTTATGACTGATGGTTATTATATAAGCAATCCCAGATCAGTCAACTGGGAGTTTTTTAGTTTTTGATTTTTTTAGAAGATGCAAAGTTTTTGCTTCTTGTTCAATTTTTTCAATTACTGGTTTTGTTAAAAGTTTACCAGCAGCAGAAGGATCAAGACCCATTTCATCAGAAAGCTCTAACACACAATCCATAAAAGATAAATTTGTGGTTTTCACTCTTTCTAAAATCTTGCTAGAAAATCTTTCTTTTGCTGCATCGTCTATATACATGGTAGTATGTTACACTGTTCTTGTTAAAAAGCAATAAATAAATCTATCTAAATATTCTAGAACTATTTATATCACTTTAAGGAATAAATATGCCAACGGACATAGACCCAAATGTACAGATTGAATCAGGTGGAGTTACATTCAATGTAGCAACCGATGCTATTCTTTTTTCTGGAGCCACATCACACTTCCAATACATGAAATTGGCATATGGGCCTACAGGATCGGCAACTATAGTATCCAGCAGCAATCCATTTCCTGTCAATGTGGTAGCAGGTGGCATAACAGCAAATTTAGTAGGTTTCTGTGGAGCAGTTCAAGGTATAGCAGGTGGAACTCCAGTAGCAGTAAGCGGAACAGTTTATACGACAGGTCTGACAAGTTCTCCGGTATATGTAAGAACTTTCACTGGATATCAAGTAGAAATTACAGGTGGTATTCCTCTAAAGAGAACAACAGATGCTGTTTCCGTATTTGGTCCAAATGGAAATACATGGACATACACGCAATTGGTAAGCAGTTCCGGCACAGAACTCGGAAATTCTGCAAATCCAGTTTTTGTGAACATAATGGGAGCCACCATCAATGCCACAATAAATCCAACAGTGGGTGTAACAAATGATGCTGCTGGAAATGGTCTCAGAATTCAAGGAATGTCCGGTGGAACAAGTGTCTCTGTTTCTGTTGGTAACACGGTAACAATAAACGATACAGCAATTCTGTCTGGAATGACAGTAATTTCTGGTCAGTTGACCACACTAAACACTAATCTTGGAACTCTTGGAATTTCTGTACCAACTACATTCAAGACTGGAAGAACATCCTCAACATTCCCAACAGTTCAACAACTGGATTCTTCAGGATTTACATGTCAGACTTCAATAAAATTGAGAGCACTGTCAACAAATACCGATTTTATTTACATAGGAAATACGGGTTCCTTTACAGGATCCTCCACGGGACATGCCCTTGACCCTGGCAGTGAAACAGAATTAAAGATTTCAAACACAAATAAGGTTTATGTAGTTGCCGGAAGCGGTACACAAGTTGTAACATACATGGCTTCATGAAATGCCCCTACCAACTCTTAACAATGTTAGATCCTATACAAATTATGGATTTCTGATATACGGAAATACATACGATCCAGCCAGAACCAAAGGGTATATAAATTCATCTCCCAATGTTTCGGTAATAGGATCTTCATGCTTTATTGATTATTCGCATGTATACGACACTTCAGATAGAACATTTCTCAAAAAGACATTTGGTTCCCTGACAGCAGGAAACACATTCTCATTATCAAGCACAAAATATTATGATCCGGTTGTAGATTACAACACCACTGTAAGCGGTGTTTTTCAATTGATATCATCCTTGAATGACGGAAAAATATTAGTTACGAATCTGGTGTCTGGGTTTACAACAGCAAACTCATATACATTTTACAACAAGGAAAACTTTGTAACACCACCTCAATATGTTTTCAATGGAATAGGTGGAACAGGATATCACTATATTTTGAACACTCTTCCAAACGCTTCAACAACCACATTTGAAAAAATGGGTATACTGGGGGCAGATTTGGGATTTGAGGAATATATTGAAATTGCAGGTGGAACCGGAAATAATTTTGGTAGATTGAGAATAAACAGCACTACCACTCTAAAAGATAATACAGAAGTAATGTACCTTGGAGTTACAGCAAGTAATCAAAATCTATCAACTACATCAACTGAACTAAAACATTATATACGTGGTTCTTCGGATGTTGATGAAATACAACAACCCCAGAATATACTTGGAATATACAGAATCCACAACGGCTATAATCAAATAGTAAATTGTTACGAAAATCAAAATTATTATCAAGTTCATTTGAGAAAACAAACACTAGGAAGCACATACTCAGGTTATTGGGTTGCATGTGATACATGCCCAAAAGACATTTACGCAGAGGATGTTTCTTCAACAAATCAAGTTTCAAATTTATTGTTTGATAATAGCGTATATCTTTTCATAGCAAGATCAGCACAAGTAAATCAAAATTCCACAACGCAATCATTCACATATAATGTTTTTACACAAAGATCTTATACAGGATCACCACAATCTGCTGCTAGAATGACATTTTCAATAACCACAGGATTGAAAATAGATCTCAGTCACGCATCATTGCAAGGATGGGAATTTGAAATATATTCAGATCCATCTTACACGATACCTCTTTCAAACAATTATTATATTTCTGGCAAACCCGGTTTCGATCAATCTTATGTATTGATTGTAAATGGAACAGATGTGCCCAGAACTTTGTATTGTCGTTTAATCGGACCACAAACAATTACAATGGTTATTAATATATAAAAACCCCGATTGCTCGGGGTTTTGTTTGTTGAGATGTTGTAAGTTTTAACGAGAACGGTTTCGTGCTACGCGGTAGTACGAACGACCGTTGCGGATCTCACGAACTACAGTGTAGTTCATGTCAAATCGATCAAATGCCTCACGAAGATCATGCATGGTAGCACGCATGTTTTGAACACGGAATTGCTTTCGTGCCGCACCAGCTGTTAGTGGACGACCAGAACGCATAAAATCAAACACTCTCTGAATCTTCGTAGGACGATCAACTGTAGTAATTTCCATAAAACTTTCCTTTCTTAAGAAGTTTACATATAATACTACTTAAAAAATGATTGTCAAGAAATACTTGGCACTTTAACTAAATTGTGTTTTATAATTGTGTCTGCTAATTTTTTTGATATTACATTATCCGAGGGATAGTGTATCCCAATATTGATTCTGCTCTCGGCCATTTTAGTTGTAAAATGTTTTATTTCTTTTGCTTTAGATGGGGCAATTTTTGTTAAGACATATTCTACAATATAAGCATCAAGTGCATGGCCAGAAGGATATGCGGGGTGAAAAGCATCATATGGAACTTTTTGTGCTACTTGAATTCCTAAAATTGGCCCAAGTTGAAATGGTCTTGGACGGTTGAAATGATTTTTTAATAAAAATAAGATCGGTTCAATTTGACTGAATATATCTTTGAAAAATGATTCCGTTATTGGCAAACCAATGGATTCAGAAAACAAAACATACATTCTTTCTTCTTGTGTGTCGGCTTTGGCAGCAAATTCTAAATCTTCTTTTGTTGTAGAATTTGTAATTTTTTCAAGATATTTTAATTCATGGTAGGTTTCTTGGCTGGAATTCGCAGGAGGTTTCAAGTTAAAAAATTGCTGCATCAATCCTGTAATAAAAAAATATTGAATGATTCTATCATTGCAAGAAATTTTTTGCTTATCGGTAATAAGCAAATCTCCATATTTTATCATATCCAAATTTTGATTTTTGTTAATTTCTTGCATTGTAGTATATTATTATCTAGACTAAATATGTTTGACTGAGGTATTCCTATGTCTACTCGGAACCGTCAGTTTGTCAGTCATGTGAAAAAACATCTGGCACAATATGGAATGCGTCTAGTAATAGGCCGTGGCAAATTATTAAATTGTGGTGGCTACCGTTGTGAAGGTTTTTTCAATGATGGTGAAAAAATTATAAAAGTTGCACAACATAGTGCAAACTTTTTAGAAACTTTAGTTCATGAATATTGCCACTTTTTGCAATATATCAATAATTCAAAAATTTATACTAAATCAGATAAAGCCATCATAATGGTTGACAGTTGGTTTGCTGGAAAAGAATTTCCAGAAGACAAACTCAAGAAAGCATTTTTCATAATTCGTGCCATGGAACGTGATTGCGAAAAGCGTGCAGTCAAACTAATAAAAAAGTTCAATCTTCAAATAGATACCAAGATGTACGCAAAGCGTGCCAATTGCTACATCTATAGCCACTTCTTGATGGAAAAAACTCGTAAGTTCTATGCGTACAAGAAAAGTCCTTACAGAAGTCCTATAGTGCTGAAAATCATGCCATCATCGATGGCAGTTCTCAGTCACAAAAGAATTCCACCAAAGATCTATTCTATTTTAGAATCTTTCACTATCTGAGATTTAAAATATTTTGATACAAATAATTTGATTCCCTCGTTTGAATAGGGCCACCTATCGTCTTTTTCCATGAAACCGTAATGAATCAAAGCATCGATGTGCTCATTGAGCATATTGAGTGTTTGAGAATCCACATAATACTTTTCATTGCCGTCTTTGTCTATGTGAGGCTTCTCTGCACTGCTGTGTTCAGCAACAGCGAGATCTGCGATTTTGGCAATGTTTCCAAGAATCTCAAGTGACTTGGCGCATTGATAAAAAAGATCCCGTTTTGCGGGATCTTCTTCTTTGCGGGCCAGGGTTCGTACTTCGTAAACTAGCTCCGAGATTTTCATATTTGTCTCCTTACGACAGTGTGAGGAGATACTTTGTTTGTTGGATCAAACCAAGCATCTCATCACGTATATTTAACAATGCTGTTTGATTCGGATCTACTGACTTTGGAAGTTCATTCATCAAATAGTCTTCAAAAGAAGAAACTAGTGCCATCGATGGCACTTTTTGGGGACCCAAAAATTTTAATTCAGTTATGCTGTTTATGTCATCTTTTCCATAAACACCAATATAAGATTCAACGAAGGTATCAAGCAAGCCATCTAAGTCTTCGTATGCTTTGCCTAATGCTTTGTGTGCGGAATAAGATTCAGTCCCCCAGTGATGGAGGCGAAGTTCGTTTTGGAAATTCATTAATACTCTTATGCATGTCATGGTATTAATATTTAGATATTTTCTTTTATGTTGTTTATTATTCCTTTTACGGAATTTATTGCATCTTTTGTGTTAAACCCATCTCCTCTTTCTGGGCCAAATTTTTTTAATGGACAAGAAATTGAAGGAATGTATAATTTTTGAGATAATGCTGCCCTTGCTGATGTCCCACACCCACAGGCAGTACACCAACCAATAGATTCATTTTGATCATTGTTTATTTTTTTATCGCACGATAAACATATTTGTTTTCTTTTTTCGTATATTTCTTCTGAAACTTTACCTTGAATTATTTGCGACATTTCTGCTTTAGCATATGTTTTTGCTTTAAAAAAAGCAGAAGGAGAAATATTCTTTGATACTTCTATGTTTATAGATTTTTCTTCATTTATTTCTTGTGGTTGCAAAATATAATTTATATCAGAACAATTAAAACAATCTGACCAAGATGGATTTATTTTTTTTAAAGAGCATTCTGTTTTACATTGATCGATATCAATAGACCAATTTTTACAATTTATTTTTTCTTTAAAAAACTTACCATCACACGAATATAATTGTTTCAAAGAAATATTTTTCATTATCCACCTATAGCTGTTAAAGTGCAATTGGTTCCATTCCAAGCCGACACGATGCACGGGTTGTAAAATCCTGTGCAGATATTAAATCCATCACCACAAAGTGTTCCAATTTCTGAAGAAATAAACATATTTGCACTTGGTGTTTGTTGCCAATCAACCAATCTCTTATAAGAAGTTTGTACTGCACATCCTGGATTATAATTGTTGTCAGGTTGTCCATTTGAGTGTTTAAATCCGGGCGATGGTCTGTAAATACAATCACAGAGATTTATTTGTGATCCACATGTTTGAACATATGTTGTGTAATAAGGCGATCTAGCATAATAAGTTCTTATACATCTACGTCCCAAGCCGTCTGGATCATAAATGTCTTCATCAAAATAATACCATTCATCTCCTGGTATGTTTGTTTCAGTGGATCTCATGCCAAACCAAAATGGTGTGCTGGCATCTATTACTGTTGTCGTGTATTTCCCACCGGAAACAGAATTTAACGCATCTACAATATTTTGTATGTTTCCTCCTGATACAATCACAACAGGAACACCGCTGTTTTGATAATTTTCACAGTTTGGGAATGTACCGTAAGAATCTAAGATTAATTCTGGTAAAAAACATGTAGGATAACAATTGCAGTAACTTTCTATTTTAAAAATAGGAACATATGGATTTTCAATCTGTCCACCATCCCATTCCGTGTAATAATACAAAGCTTTATCATATGGTAAAGGACAATTTTCAATAGTTTCACATACCCCGGGAAGCTCTGGATAATCTACTCTAGTTTGAACTTGAGGGCTTGAATATGTTCTATATTCTTGTGTTTTTATTCCTTGCGCAGAAAAAGAATCGGAATGCATTGTGTCTTCTATGCAGCAACCTCCGAAAGGAACACAGTTTCCACCAGCATCTCCTTTGACAGGTCCAAAAAACTTTGTAGTAACATTTATGTTTACTATGCCTGGATGGGCATCTGTAAATGGATTGTTTACAACCACACAACAATCTGTTGGGTTAGTTGGTTTGTTGGGAGGTCTATAACAATTTTCTTGAGTTTCAGAACAACAAGGTTCCTGTTCTATTATCTCTCCTATGGTGTCTATTTTATAAAGATCTTCTCCAAATGGAAGCCATCCAGATATGCGGGACACCTGATAATAGTAATTGTTTTTCTTTGTCCAAAACAATCCTTCGGGATATTCTACACCTTCTTCTATGCATGCATAAAATGGTTCTGCGGTTGCTCCCGGTATACATTCTTCTGGACAATAATATGTAACCGGATCAAAGCAGTTTGTTTGATTGTTTGAATCAATTACCTTGCAATAAGGAAAAGCAAAGAATGCCTTGCAGCAATCTCCAAATTGTCTGCATGAAGCGCTTGCAAAAGTTGCATCTACAGGTATTTGATAGGCTGGATCACATAAAACGGGACATCTGCCTACCATATAGTACAATTCATTATTGTAATAAAAACTTATCGATACAGGAGGTACAACTTCTCCTGCAGAATTTCCATATTGCCAAAAAAGTTGATTGGCCGTCAATCCACCGTATGCAGATAAACCTGAGTCAAATGACAATCCATCAGGACACGATCCATCACTCAATGCTGCTGTATATATTTGTTGATATTGATCTTCATTTAAGCAAATATATGTTTTTTCCGGAATTGTGTCCAATTCTGGTTTACATGGACATCTCAGAGATGAATATACAGTAACAACTTTTCCGGACATTCCGTAATCAGCATTGTTTCTTGGAAGATCGCTGCCACGACCAGACATCGATACAAATCCACCCAAGCCAGCAAAGATTGGGTTTCCTTTTGTCACATTAATGCTTGATGTGACCCAAAAATATGGATCACATATATTTGGTGGGCCGTTGTCAGTTCCATCTCTGGCGTATTTCGCAACTGTGCTGTCTCCACCTCCTCCACCATAACCAGTCAAACCACCTCCACCGCCACCTGCGAGTCCACCACCACCGCCACCTCCACCCTCATAAACAGTTACAGGGCTTCCGGTAGATCCTCTTCCACCAGTATACTTTTCTCCATCTCTAGCCCCAAGTCCCCCTTGACCGGGAACCGTTTCTTGTGCACCTTTGCCACCTTGCTTTCCTGCAGCATCTCTACCGGATGTAGCACCTCCATGCCCCGGATTTCTTTCTCTTGAACCAACACCACCACCAGAACCAACAATTGCAGATGGATTTGGTTCAAATCTTGAAGAAACATATGCACCACCACCACCCCAACAAGGAAATCCTTGTCCACCGTTTCCTTCAAAATTATCTAAGGGGCCAGTCCAACCACAAACGCTTTTTCCAAGGTTTTCGCCATAACCACCCAAACCAACACAAGCAATATTATTTGAATTATATATTCCATCTACCTGAGTAAATGCACCGTTTCCGCCAAAAAGGGCAGTATTTATTCCACCACCACCAGCGCCCCACAATTTGTAAATTACAGGACGCTCATTGTCTGTTTCCAAAATAGCCTGTTCACATCCATTGCCACCATATCCACCCCAAGCAGGTCCTCCTGGCTGTGTGCTTATACATCCTGTGAATCCTGTTATTTTTAAAGGAGCAAGATTTGCTTGAAGAGCATCACCACCACCTATCGCAAATCCACCTTCATAAAATTTATAAAATGGATGCCAGCCTTCCCAAGGACCGGACAATCCAAAAGCGCCTTTACTTTTTGAAAAATAACCGCTTGGACCAAAATAATTATTATAACCAGCAATACCAGATGCACCTCGTATCCCAGTCAATCCCTGATAACCAACAAAACTTATGTATGCCCAAGATCTGCATGGAATTGCTACATAACTTCCTTGGCCACAACAACAAGTTTTTGTTGGCATAAAAAATCCTTACAAGTACAAAATATTTATACCATTCTTAGACCATCATCATGTGTATAATATATCTTGTGAAAAACTTCTTTACACCATTTTTCACACACGGCGCAAGGCTTTGAATTTCTCAGATCACCAAATCTGTTGAACCTAAAATTCAACAGTATGAGTTTTTCACCACGAAGATTTTTTGGAATCTTTCTATATGCATCCAATTCGGAATGCATGTCTGCACATCTATAACCCAAGCGCAGAGTATCGGGGTGGGTCTTAAAAACATTCTGACCCACCGCGATAATCTTGCGCTTGTAGATTATAAGTGAAATGTGCTTTTTTTGTCTTTCCATTGCCATCGAAAGCGGCTTGGCAATGGGCATGTAATTTTCGATTACAGTATCAATGTTCATGCATCACGTCGTCAGCCGCAGATCAGGACCCTTCATGGTGCTGCTGGGCGTGGCGATTCCCTTGTTCAAAGAATTGTCATACTGCGTCTTGAGTTCATCAAGAGGCTCAACGCTGAACGCAACGAAAGAAAGAGGAACTTCAACGCCCTTCTTGGCCTTCGTGTACATCATCCATGGCATCAGTCCGATTTGACCTTGACCAACAGGGACCAAGATTGCTGGATCCTTGAGGGTGACATGGGTGTCTGACATTTCGTAACGAGCTAAGATTTCTTCGCCTGAGTTCAGTCTAAATACTTTTACGTTCATAGTGAATCCTTTATGTTGAGACAGATTATACTCTGCAGTATTCTAATAGCAAGCATTAATACCATGAAAAATTTCAAACAATACTTAACGGAACAAAAATCACAGAACACAGAAATTAAGTGCGACATTAATGGAATTTGCAAGAAGATTCGCACATATGAATCTGCAGGAAATGAACAAAAGATTCTCGGTGTCTATAAAGATGTAAAAGGTTTACCAACAATTGGTCATGGACACTTGGTAACACCAAAATCAGAATCAATCTTTGCTGAAGTTTTTCCAGAAGAGCACAAGAAAGATCCTTCATTCGGAAAAACAGTTCTTTCTGGAAAAGGAAGATTGACATCAGATCAGGCTGAAAAATTATTGCAGAGAGATGTTCGTGTTCGTCTTCCAGAAGTAAAAAAACTAGTTCCAAAGTTTGAAGAACTTTCAGGAGAACTTCAAGGTGAACTTACATCAGAACATTTCCGTGGAATGTTGGGCAAATCAAAAAAGACCCTTGAGTACATCAACAAGGGTCAATATGATGAAGCCTCAAAAGAATTTTTGAACGCTAAAGATTACAGAGAATCAGTTGCTCAAAAAACTGGTGTGGCCAAGAGAATGGAAAATCTTTCTACCGCTCTTAAAAAGGAAGCGGAACTTCAAAGAAAGCGTCTTGCTTCACAAACCACTCAGGCACCTGCCCAGACCGCCACTTCGCAAACCGCGCCTTCTCGTTGATGTAATACTGCCTGTAGGCAACCACTGCATCCTCGTTCTTGTACTGATCTGGCATAGCCTGAGCAAAAGGTGTAATCTTTCCTTTAGTAATATTTTTTGGAGGATTATAGAGATCTTCCATGAGCATCTTTTCCATGACATGGACTTTACCATACCTACGAGTGTATTCCTTACACAAGCCATAGGCATGCTTCCAAAGCCACATGTAGTTGTCACGGGCAGTACGTGTCCAGATGGTGCAAGGGTGATTGATCATCGTGCACTTGCAAATTTTTGTATTGCCGTTTGAATAGGAATTATACTTGCGCTTTTCAGATTCAATGCGAATTTGTTCACCATCAACCACATGATGTGCCGTGGAAAGCAGTTGGCAACTTTCTAGAACCATTTTAACTATATGACGGTCACACAACATATGGGCAGCAGTTGCTGGGTCTGGATCAACTACAAAAATATTCATTAAGTTCCTTTTGTTTCTAGATAATACACTATTTTTTTTAGTTCGTCAAGTGTGGCATCTCTTTTTATTCTATTTGCTCTATCAGAGATAACACAGACGTTTCCTTTAACATAACCTTTAGATGGAATTATTTTATCAAGACTCAAAGAATTGTTATGAAAAATATTTGTTCCATTTATTAATGGAATCCCCAAAACAGGACAATGTGTTGGTATTAAATTTCGAATATAATCTTGATCTAAATCAAAAGCCAATTTATTTTTTATGGCTCTTTGTTTTGCTCCATGATACATTCTATATGCAGGATCATCTCTTCTTCTTTTTTCTTTTAATGCTTTTGCTCTAAGATCTGCAGGAGATTGTTTGTTTTTTGTTTTTAAGTTTATACAATCTCTACATGTGTGTCTTCTATAAGTTTTATTATTAGAAGGATGAACCCATGTTTGGAAACGATTTAATTCTTTATTTGTTTTACAATTTCGACACTTTTTCATACAAATATTTAGATAAACACATATTTCTATGTGCTTATCACATATTCATATTTCGTTGTGTTCAAAAACGTTATTGATGGTACGATTGACTTTCACTAGTTTAGCATTCATGCACAGTTCAGGCAAGTTAAAAGCACCAACATAAGAACAAGCCGAGCGAATGCCACCAAGAACTTCTTGTACCGTATTGTGTACAGATCCACGATAAGGAACCTCCACCGTTCTTCCCTCTGAAGCACGATAATCGGAAAGTCCTCCGTTGTATTTTTCATTCGCAGTCTTGCTGCTCATTCCATAATGCAACATTTTAAGCTCTCCATGCTCACCGTGTCTCAATTCCCCACCACATTCATCATGGCCAGCAAACACACCTCCAGCCATTATGAATGCAGCACCTCCGATATAAGCCTTTGCAAAATCTCCGGGATAAATTACGCCACCATCAGCAACGATCCCAGTACCTAATGCTTCGGCCATTGCTGCACACTCTATGACCGCTGAGAGTTGGGGATAGCCCACTCCTGCGACCCGTCTCGTCAAACACATTGACCCCGAGCCGATTCCCACTTTTATTAGATCGGCTCCAGCCTTTGACAACTCCTCTACCCCCTCTGGGGTCACGACATTCCCGGCAATCAAAATCGATTTCGGCCATTTTTCTCTAACCTTTCTTGTAAAGTTTATGAATTCTTTCATGTAACCATTTGCAACATCCAAACAAACAAACGTAGGTTCCTTGATCATTGCGCTGTCAACAAAAAGTTTGCTGTCTGCATCAAGACCAAGAGTTAGCGAGACATACTTTTCACATTCAGGAAAAGCAGTGACAAAGTTGGAATAATATTCATTCCCCTTCTTCAAGCAGGTAACCATCTTGTATTGTGAAAGCGCCTGTGCCATCTTCCAAGTACCAACGGTTGACATGTTGGATGCCATGATAGGCACACCTTTCCATGTCGTACCGCACTTGAAGGTTGTCTCAACCTCAAGGGAAACTTCTTTGCGAGATCTGACCTCCGAAAGAGTCGGAACGATAAGAACGTCAGAATAATCCAACTTTGGTTCGTAATTAATAATCACATCCATAAAGTAACACTCCAAATAAGATTGTCAACTATTTTTAAAAGTATTTTCTATTCGTTGAATGGCATCACGGAGATTCATCATCTTTTGCGCCAATTCCTTAGAAGTAATCTTGTCCCGAAGATATTCTTCATATTTCGAAACAATGATTTTCGCTTCTCTGAATAATACAGCATAGAGATGAGTAGTGGTTTTGGAATCATCGTTTTGCACAGAAGTATTTATTCAAGAGCAATCGTATCGTCTCTGACAAATCTTATCACGCGATCCATGTAGAAGGATCTCCAATCCTGCTTGTTGATGTCCCACACAACAATTCTATCGCCACTCAACGGAGTAAAAAAATTTGTTCGTGTTTGGTATTGGCTTGTTGGCATTGCCTTTTTGTCCAATGTTCCCGTGATTCTTCCAACGGAACCATCCATTTTCATGAATACCACTGTGCACACACCAGACAGCGCTTCCATTATCACTTCTTGTGCAGAGATATGATCCGTCTTGTACGACTCTTCTTCTGTTATTACAGTCACATCCATCACATAATCTGTGGTTGGATCATATACAGAAACATCTTGAAATATCTTTGTCTGTGTCAAGAAATTTTCATATGATCCATATGTGTTTTTTATGAACTGATTGTATATCGCATCTTCTCGCTCAAGTTTCTGATAAGTTTCTTTTTGCAATTTTGATCCACTGTATGCCCCACCATAAGAACGGTTAAACCCGTCCATGTTCATTTGCGTGAGGATTTCATTTTCATCTGGCATCAGAATCTTATTAGAAATTTATCGTGTCTGTTTTCGATTTCTTTGTAAACCAAGGATGATTCACGGACGGCATCCATGAATCTTTGAAACATGAAGGATGGCATCTTCACATACACTGTCGAAAAAGGAATTTTTTTGTCTTCTTCTATGTCCAATACCAATTTTTTTAATTCTTCGATTGAATTTTTTGGGTTGCCAATAATTACATAACTGATTCCGTATATGTTTTGATACTTATGAATCATACTTAAATATTTATCTCAGAATGTGTACTTTTGCGGCTTGAAGTCCCCGACCAATCTTTGTCTGGGATTTGAAGGTGGAGTTGTTTGCTGAGGTACAAAATTGATTGGTTGTTCAGGATTCAAGAATTTCAACGGCGATGGTTTATTCTTGTTTTTGTTTTGAACATCACGAATAACGTCTTCCAAAGATTTTCCCGAATATTTCATGTAGGTATTTATCTAAATATTTTCATGAATTACCTCACGAATTATTACAAGAATCAATGTGACATTCTCCAAGAGCGCATAAATTTCTTGGAAAAGACATTGAAAGAACAGAAACTTGCACATGACGAGACAACGCTTGATCCGGAATTTCTTGAAAAGAAGAAAAGAAAAGATCAGCAAGTAGAATTGAAAATAGAAAAGCCATCCGAGAAAATCCATGCAAAGGCAGACCAAGACATGGAAAAGGACATGCACACATTATGAACTACCTAACAAATTACTACAAGAATCTTTGCGAACAACTTCAGGAAAGAATCAATGTCCTTGAGGCCCAACTGAATGAAGGTGGACTCAAGAAGGCATTGAAGACGGAAGACCCAGAACTTCTAAAGAAGGAAGAGCAAAAGGCATCTGCCCGCAGAGAGAGATACCTCGGACAAGCAGAAGAAGCCGGGAAGAAGATGATGCAAGCCCAAAGAAAATTCGGTGCATCCGCCAAGGAAGTGGGACCACCTGCATTGGAGCATGAGTTGAAGCATGAGCAGGCAAGAAAGGTGACTGCCAACCTAAACAAGATCGAAGATGCAAAAGAAAGAAACCTCACTCCAAATGTCTATGACGGCCCAGACGCAGACGATCTCGGATCCTCAAGCGAAGTGGTAGGCGCACAGCAACAAAATCAAATGACCGGAAACTTGAAGCCATCGGCATTGGAAACTTCCGGCATGTTCCCGAACATGAAGGGAATGCTTGACAGGCTAACGATCAGAAAGAAATAATACCATCCATTTCTTCCAGAAATGAAAATCGGCTCCCAGCAATGGAAGCCGATTTTTTTCTTTTCGGAAATTTTTTTACTTGCCGACTTCAGCAGCAGGTGGTCCCTTGGGACCCTTTGGCCCCGGACCTCTGTGATGAGCATGTGTGGTGGCAATGAACAAAGCCACGACAGCAACCCCAAATGTAACCCAGCAGAACCAACCAACATTCTTCAAATCTTTCTTAATTTTTGTAATCATTTAAAATTACCTTTCAACAATATTTATCACAGGATAGGATGTAGATTCCCTTATAGGGGACCCAAAAAGGGACCCACATGGGACCCATTAAAGAATGTCCGAGGGCTCTCAGGCAATCCTAGAAGGATTGGAAGGGCAATAGGGGACCCAGAGAGGACCCGGAGGGGACCCAATTTCTATGAAAATTTATAGTGAACCTTTTTAGGCTTTTCCGCCCCAAAAAATTTTTTGAGCCCACATGGTTTTGAAAGTTTTTAGAGAAAATCCTTTTGAGCGGACACGATGGGGGCTTGGAGAGTATTGGAGAGTGTTGGGGGATATTTGAGAATATTGGAGAAAATTTTGAGAAACTTTGAGGGGGTTGGGGGCTAGCCCGCCGATTCTTTAAGATTTCCAAGGGGACCCAAATTACTGTTTGGACATTATCACCCCCCCCCTACCTTAATTCTAATAATATCTCTCTCCCTGCACTTCCAGCTGGTATTCCCTGGCACCTGCCGGTCCCAGCTCCTGGTTACCAGACTGCCGGCCACTCGCCAATAATAATAATTTCTTCCCGAATGCGCCCCCAGCCATTGACATGGGCCAGCGTATGCGTATCATACACACATGACCACCACCCGCTACGAATCCGTCCGATCCCTCGCGCTCGCTAACTTCATCACTCTGCTGCGCCGTGCCACCGTTGCCGACTACCATGCGGCGAAGGCTTGGTACTCCGAGGCTAATGAGTTCGCCTACTCGCTGACGCTCATCCGCCCCGAGTGGAGCATGGAAACCGCGGCTAGCGTGGTCTCCGCATTCTCTCCCCGCGTCACTTGGGCCCATAACAAGGCGAAGGCGCTGCAGTATGCGCAGGGCATCACGCCGCGCGGACTGCGTTCGCATGTGGTCGCTGCGGATCGGTGCGTGGTGGAAGGATTCAACGGACTGCGCGGCCCGAAGACGAATGCGTTCGCCCGTGCCATCGCGGGGGACGCGGACGCGGTGGTGGTGGATGTTTGGATGTGCCGTGCGGCTGGGCTGGGGAAGGATGCCCCGAATGTGACCGAGTACCGTGCCATCGCGGACGCGATTCGGACGCTCGCGCTCACTCCCGCCGTCTGCATGTCTCCCGCTACGCTGCAGGCCCTGCTGTGGGTCGTCATCCGGGGGAAGGCCGACTAATGTGGTCAGGGACGGGGAGGGGGATCGTTTCCCTCTCCCCTAACCCCACCTAGTGGCCGGCCGATAGCTGCCGAAACAAATTTCAGAAATTTCCGATCTGACCCCTTGACACGAACCCCAGGAAAGCGTACAATACGCCCATGACCACCACCCCCGCCGACAACCCCTGCACCTGCCGCGCCTGCGGCGTTCTGATTCTCGCCAATGTCACCGACCTGTGCGAGGACTGCGAGGCTGACATTAACGCCTACTACGATGAGCGCCCCGAGCACATCTGCGGTCGCGACTGCGACTACGATCCCGACCGTGGTTGCCCCGAGGAGGCCGAAGGCCCGGAGGACGGGCCGGAGCTGTACGAGGAGGAGCTTCCGTACACGGACGAGCACATCGGTGACGCGGAGGCCCCGTATTATGAGGACGATAACGACTGGCTCGCGTCTGCGGGATGGGGGGAAATGTGAGCACCGCCACCCTCCCCAGGATTCGCAAGAAGGCGCGTCCGGCAATCGAACTTTCTCCGAAAGAAATTAAACTTCTTGAGGACATCATGTTCCGCGCCGTGGTAAGCTGCATGCAGGAACTCAACGGCTACACGCGGCGTAACGAGAACGGGACTGAGTTTCAGCGGGAGACAGTCGAAGAACTGAACTACCTGCGCGGGATTCAGTCCAAACTAGACCACGCTTCCCGGTGACTGTGGTGGTCTACGGGAACTAACCGAAAAGGATTCGTCCCTGCCCCGATTCGTTCGGGGCTAGGTTGTTTGAGGGGGGAGGGCTACTATCAGACCGGCACGATGTGCCGGTCTGATGCCCACTCCAGGATGGTACGATAACGCTGATAGTAGCCCAAAAAATTATAATAATCTCGCACCAACCCCTTGACCCCAAACCTGGGATGCGTATACTACACGCATGCACACCAAGACCACCACCATCCCCGCCCTCCTCATCCCCGCAGACCTCAGCATGCCGATGCGCACCGTGGAGATTCCCAACTCCACCGATTGCCTCTTCACGGTGTCCGAGATGATCGGCTGCACGTTCGTCACCCGCACCGATGTCAGCCCTGAGGTTCATCGGGCCATCGGGATGCCCACCGACATGTGGGTCGATGACTGCGGCCTGATGGTCGCCAATCCGAAGTTCAATCTTCGCGCTGCCCTCCTCACGGGACAGAACCTCTACGGGGATGCGATCCTCACGGGGTCTACCGGGGAGGACATCGTGGCCCTGGCATTCAAGGGGTGTGCCAAGGATTTCCTGGATCTGGTCCAGCGTCAGGCGGAAAAGATTTCCAAGATTTCCGCTTGACACCAAACTTCAAACAGGGATAATACGGACATGACCCCACTCATCACCAAGCGCGAGATCGCCCACTTCTACATCCACGCTCGGGCTTGTCGGGAACTCGTCTATGAGGCGTTCACGATGACTTCCTCCCGCGAGGCCGAACTGGTTGAGATCGTCCGAAACTGCGAGAAGGATTATCCCTACCTCGCAAAGTTCCGGGAGGAAACTCCCGAGTGTTCCGAGATCACCGAACTCCTCACCACCAAGGACTGAACATGAAGCGCACCCACAAGGCCACCGAACTGATCGAAGCTATCTCCACCGTTGCCGATGTGATGAATCAGGTCAAGGGCAACCGGAAGGAAACCCTCGCGGCACTCGCAATCTGCGAGATCATCACCGGACTGCCGATTCACTGGTTCAGCACCGCCGAGCGAATGCTTATCGTGCAGGTGATGCGCGAGCTGCACGGTGATCCCGCCAAGATGCTCCAGGACATCATGGATCAGAAGATCTCGTATGTGGAACTGGCCACCAACGGCGAGAAGAACTGCGACAGGATCTGCGAGGCCATGAAGGAACTCCACGAACTGGAATTCGGATCGGTGTGAATGGGTGCATGGGGGAGGGGGTGGTGCCCCTCCCCCCTCTTGACACCAAACTCAAAAAGGATAGAATACACCCATGCGACCGATCATCACCAAGCAGAAGTTGGATCACGCTCTCACCGTCCTCAACAAGACGATGGGCAACACCGCCGATAATGCGTTCTTCGTTCAGGGCGCATACGGCGGGTTCCAACTCATGCGGAAGATTCCCGGAACGACCGCAGCGGACAGCATCACCATGTGCGGATTCATCCCGAAGCGCCAACTGTTCAACATCATCTGCGGCATGTCCACGGCCCTCGCCCTCTACCAAGAAAAGTTGGCAATCGAAGAAAGATTGAATTCTTTGGTTGACAATCCCGCCTCGGTGTGATACAATCCACCCATGCTCTACGACAAGCTTCTCAAGTCGGGAATCAACCGTGTGTTCTTTGCGACCATCCTCGCAATCATGTGGCTGGCTCCTGTCGTGTTCGGGTGGATCGCCTTCGAAACTTCCCATCACCACGGCAAGATGGTGTTCGCCTTCTGTGCGGTGGGCTGCTTGGTTGAGGTTTATGTCATCACCTTCCTTCTCGGTGGCATGAAATACATTCGAACTCGGGCTTGACACGAAACGCAGAAAGCGTACAATACACTCATGACCACCGCAGCAATCGAAACCGCCCGTGACATCCGCGCAGCCCTCTCCACCGGGGGAGTGTGCTTCGTCAAGTTCCGCAAGACCGATGACACGACCACGGAGCGGTACATCACCCGCAACCAAAACTTCATCCCGGTGAACAAGCGCCCGAAGTATGTGAAGGCCGAAGATCCTCACTACATCGTGGCGTGGGACATTCAGAAGAAGGGCTGGATTCGTTTCCATGAGTCCAACGCCGTGGAGTGGAACATGTCCAACTTGGACGAGTCCGACTTCAACCCGTGAAATAAAATCCAAGGGGGCTAAGCTCACACTCTGAGAGGGGTGGAGCGGCTAGCCTGATGCCCCTGAAAGTCTGGGCCCGTTACACCCCAGATGGTGGAAGGTATTGGAGCCTTCCTCCCCTGATTCTTATCAGGGGATTTTTATTTTTATCGGACTACTATCAGCCGGTCCATCCTGGACCGGCTGATCTCCCAGAAACGCGCATATTATCGGACGGCCTGATAGTAGCCGCCCCAAGAAATAATATGTTTTTGCCCCTTGACGCGAACCCCCAGATGCGTATACTGCGTGCATGAACGAAATCGATCCACTCGCTTACGATGACGACCACGATGAGATGACTCCCGAGGAGGCCATCGAAATGCTCATGGAGGAAGGCTACACCCGCGACCAAGCCAAGCGCATGGTGGGCTTCTACGATCCCGATGAGTACGAGCCTGCCCACACTTCCGATTATCCCGATGAGTGGTACGGGGATATCGCAGAACTCGTAGACCCGGAGGACTTCGAATGATCATTCGCACCATGCATGTCCACACTCCCATCAAGAGCAAGTCCTGGGCCGTTCGCCGTGCAAACGAACTTTATGCAAAAGTTTGCCGTGCGGCACGATACTCCTTCACCAAGGGAGGCATGGGACGGTTTGAGATTGGCATTTCCCCGATGGGTGGTTGCGTGACCATCGGTGAGCTTGACCTGCCGGACACGCTTCCCGCGAATGAAATTCGAATCTTCCTGAACCACATGGGCGACAAATCTTTCTCCGCAGAAATGCTGATTCTGCCCTTGACACAGAACGCCCAACCCGTATAATGCACCCATGCACCGACCACACGCACCAACCACCACGAATGTCAGCGACCTGCTCAACGCCATGAGTTCCTGCGTTGAGAAGTACCCCGATTGGGCGGATGACGATGACCTGATCCACCGAATGATGGCAGGCTACAACATCCTCACCAAGATGAGCAACCCCGAACACCTGACGGAAGATGAGTTCACTTTCGTCATGGAAATCTTCACCACCTGCAAGCAAAGGATTCTCCCGTGAACGAACCCCGCAACGACTTCCAAGACTTCTTTGAGGAAGATGACCACCCGGCCATGAACCTCGCAAAGCCGACCCCCCGCATGCTGCTTGAGGCGTTGGTTCGCCTTGTCGGACTCAACCCGACTTGGTATCGCAACGCCCACATGCGCCTGATGGTGTGCGGTGGACTCTCATCCATCACCGAACACATCGAACAGGTGATTCGTGACGGTGGCGAGCCCGAGGTCACGCTCACGGAATCCGCCTTCTGCATGGTTCTCGCGGAGAGGATCGAAAGCAGCAAGCGGTTCGCATCCGAGGACGAAAGCAAACTCTATCCGCAGATGAAGGATCATCCGCAGGACAACGAGTGACTTGACAGCACCGTGCTCCCCCGGTTACAATAGGGGAGCAGTTAGGGCTCGTAGCAAAATGGTTAATGCAACGCACTTTTAATGCGTAGATTTGTGAGTTCGACTCTCACCGAGCCCATTAGACAAGTCTTGAATATTTCAATCTTTTGGGATTTGCTTTCCCAGTATTCAAGGCACGATAGGTTGGAGTAAGAGCATGGCAGTTTGGGCACAAAACTCTTAAATTTTCTTGAGAGCAGTTCTCTGAATTTCCATCTATGTGATCAACCTCCAGAGGACACTTTCCAGACACAGGGTTAATTTTGTCCCAACCACACTGTGAACATTTATTTCCAGCTTGTTCGATCAGGTAGTTTCGAACACCAACAGAAAGCCGTCTACTAGCGATTTGGATTCCGTCAGAAGATCCAGACAACCATTGCTCAAGATTCTTTTGTTTTCTGTGAGCAGCACAACATTCATTAGAGCAAAACTTTCCAGTACGGTTCCTACCATACTTAAAAGTAATTTTGCAATGTTGGCAATTAGAAGTTTTGCGTTTGTCTGGATTCATCTGTAGACCTCCAAACATATTTAGATTCCTCTCAAGTTGGTTTGACACCCACAACAGAACCCGATACAATACACCCATGCTAACACCTGACGAACAACAGATCTTCGCCCTTCAGATGTACGACAGGGTTGTAATCCTGGCCGACCTCATGGTCGAACATTGGATGGAAGGCAACGCCAATCCTCCAAAGGAGCTCATCGATGCCTACTTCGATGCGGTCGATGCTGCCAGCATTGCGATCAACGGCAACCGTCTGCATGAGTCCGTTGTGACTCCCAACTCCGAATTTTATGAAGAAATTCATGCAAAGTTCGGTCTGCAAAATGTCAAGAAAAATCTTGACACGACTCCCGACTTGTTCTAAAATAAGAACATGAGCGACCACAAGCGAATCGAATTCAGCATGAGTCCGCTGTATGTGACGGATCTGATGGCAGGCTTGGAAGTTGCCTGCGAGACAGATCCGACCGTCAGGGGAGCCATCACTCGCCTCAAGGTAGCCATTCGTGCATCGGGCTACACCGAGGAGAGTCTTGAGAAGGCAGCAGCAGAGGAGTTGGAGGAGAGACTTGGAAAGGGATTCACCATCATAGACGATGAGTGAACTTCGGGATTGTGGCGGAACAGGCAGACGCAGCAGACTCAAAATCTGCCGACCTCAAAAGTCATGTGGGTTCGATTCCCACCAATCCCACTAAAACAGAGACGGTTCTTCTTCAAGGCCGTCCAAGTTGAGAAGGTGAAAGTCTGCCAAGTCCGATTCTTCGTAATCGTAGTGCAGTAAAGTAGCCTTCGACTTGTCTTCGTAGCTCAGTTGGATAGAGCAGCCGCCTTCTAAGCGGCAGGTCGTTGGTTCGAATCCAACCGAGGACGCTTGACAACCGGCACAAAGGAGTGTATAATGTACACCAATTCGATTATATTATAAGTTTTGGTGGTTTAGAAAAACCGCATAGAGGCAACCTACGGTTGCACGGTTGGGAACTAGCCGTAAAATTAGTTTCCCATTCGGGAAGGTGGCTGAAAAGTAGTTAGAGCGCATGCCTTATAAGCGTGAACATGTGGGTGCAACTCCCGCCCTTCCCATTTTCTTTTTCTTTTCCACTTGACACGAACCCAGGAAGAGAGTATAATCTGCACATGGAAACGGTAACGACCTACGACATCTCGGGACTTGGTTGGTTGATCTCGCTTGTCCTCGGTGGTATTCTGTACCACTACAGCATCAAGATGAAGATGCAGGATCTCCGCAAGGAGATGCAGGAAGCCAATCGTGGTATGAACGATTGGATGGACGAGAACTTTGAGTCCGTTCACAAGCGGATCTCCAACATTGAGAAGGTTATGGTCGAAAGATCAGAAACCCCCTCCAAGTCCTACTACAACTCGGAAGCGTAATTCCCCCCGCGCTTCGCGCTTCCGAGATCTTCCACAGACCCCCTCCTGCTAGGGGGTCTGTGTGTTATTGGAGCTACTATCAGGATTTCCACCTTATGTGGAAATCCTGATGGATTGGATGGCTTATAATAATTTCCTGATAGTAGCCTGGATGTCCTATAGCTGCAGGTAAGCCTGGAGTGCCGGCCCTTGGTTATCGGACGCAAAAATAATTTGCAATCTTCCGACCAATCCTCTTGACCTCAAAGCTCCAATGTCGTATCATGCTTGCATGAGCAACATCGACACCCGAAAGCAGAACTTCCTCCGCGCACTTGCCCGAGTCGTTGGCCTTCCTGCCACCGTTGAGGCAGCAGTCTACAGCCGTGATGACTGCAATGCCGCCCTCACTTCCGCCAATGTTCACGGAGAGGACTGCTACAAGGTTCTCCCCGCATGGCTTGTGCAGGATCCATCCCGCCGCGAGGGGCGTGGCCTCTACAAGATCCCGGAGATGTTCTCCGGGGATGCCACCGAAAATGTTGAGGAATCTTCAGAGAAGATTCTTGAAACTTCCGATTCACACGATACAATCTCCACCATGAGCAGCAGCACCTACAACCTCATCGCTCCCTCCTCCGATGTTTCGCTCGTCCCGATGAAGAACGACACTTTCGTTCCGTGGGGACACTACGATGACATCAGCACCATCGTCAAGAGCAAGCAGTTCGCTCCCGTCTACATCACGGGTCTGTCGGGCAACGGCAAGACCACGATGATCGAACAGATTTGCGCCAACACCGGACGGGAACTCATCCGCGTGAACATCACCGCCGAGACTGACGAGGATGACCTCATCGGTGGCTTCCGCCTCATCAACGGCGAAACGAAGTTCGTGTTCGGTGGCGTGGTTCAGGCCATGCAGCGCGGGGCGATCCTCCTCTTGGACGAGATCGATCTTGGCACGGAGCGCATGATGTGCCTTCAGCCCGTGCTTGAGGGCAAGGGCGTGTTCGTCAAGAAGATCGGCGTGTTCGTCAAGCCTGCCAACGGGTTCAATGTGATCGCCACCGCGAACACAAAGGGCAAGGGCGAGTCTGATCGGTTCGTGGGGACGCGCTGCCTCAACGAAGCGTACCTTGACCGCTTCTCCTACTGGTTTGAGCAGGACTACGCGGATCGCACCGTGGAGGCGCGCATCATCATCCGCAAGATGAAGGCGTATGGCAAGGAGGACAAGGACTTTGCCAACTACCTCGTCAAGTGGGCGGAAACGATCCGCTTGGGCTTCAAGGAGGGCGGCTTGGATGACATCATCACGACCCGCCGCTTGGAGGAGGTGTGCAAGGCGTTCGCCATCTTCAACGACAAGCAGAAGGCGATCAAGTTGACGCTCACGCGGTTCGATGCCGCCACGCAGGAGGCGTTCTTCAACCTCTACACCAAGATCGACCCGACCATCCTCCCGACCCCGGAGGGGATGGACAAGGCGAACGCCACGATTCCGATTCCCGCAACCACCGTCAGCACCGCAGACGGTATGACCAACTACGCCATCAACGCCTAACCTCAAGAAAGGAGGAACACCAAAATGCCTTACCTCAACAAGAGAAACCGTTTCGTTCAGGCCGCACAGGGCTACGCGAAGGACAAGAATCTTTCCAACGCGCAGTTCACCAAGCCTGACCTTCTCGCGGTCGCGCAGGCGATCAACATGAAGGGCATCCCGACTTGGGTGCTGAAGGATTTCAAGACGGCGCAGAAAGGTGTGTACGACCTCTCCGGTCTGTTCACCACCACGACCGCCACGGTCTGAATCCAGGAGAACCCCGACCCCGGCTAAACACCGGGGCGGGGTATTCTTTTAGCTACTATCAAGGGCCGGCAACTTTGCCGGCCCTTGATGGACTGGATGGCTGATAGTAGCCCGGATTATAGGACCCAAAAATAATTTGATTCCTGGCGCACTTGCCACTTGACCCGAAACCCCCCACGGATATAATTCACCACATGAACGACTCTCTCTCCATCTTCGCCCGCGCACTCGCCTCCGAGAACCTGACCTTCGCCTTTGACGCGGAGGCGGAAACCGCATCCTTCGATGTGAAGAACCGCCACCTCATCATGCCCCTGTGGGATGTGTCCGACACCATGCGTACCATGCTTGTGGCGCATGAGATCGCCCACGCGCTGTGGACCCCCTACGAGTTGTCCGAGCGGCTGTTCAAGCAGGCCGAGGCCGAGGGGTACAACAAGAAGATCCTGCACTCCATCTGCAACACCATTGAGGATGTTCGCATCGAAAAGTTGATGAAGCAGAAGTACCCCGGAACCCGCCGTGACTTCTTCATCGGCTACAAGGAGATGATCGACAAGAATATGTTCAATCTTGCGTCCTTCCCGTGGCACAAGGCGGGTCTTGTCTCGCGCCTCAACGGTCACTTCAAGTGGGGCGTTCCGGGCTTCATCACCGTCCCCCTGAACGATGACGAGAAGGAACTTCTCCCGTTGGTGGACGCGGTGCAGACCTTTGAGGAGGCGTTCGCCCTCGCAAAGACGCTGTACGATCACCCCGCCATGAAGGACACCATTCAGAAGGCGCTTGAGGCCAACGGCGATTCCGAGGGCGGGGAAGGCAACCCGGATGGGGACGAGACTTCAGAAACCTCTCCCGAGCTTTCGGACATCGGCGGCAAGTTCGTCCGCAAGGATGGCGAGAAGGTGTACATGGAGAGCGTCATCATCAGTCCCATCGACAACCTGAAGGACGCGATCATTCCCTCGTCCTCCGTGCTTGCCGCCTACGACAAGGCCAGCGCGGACAGGTTTGGAAACGGGCTTGAGGAGTACCGCAAGTTCGTCCGCGAGTCCGATGCGTTCGTGCGTCAGTTGGTGGCGCAGTTTGAGCGCCGCAAGGCAGCGGACGAGATCCGCAAGGAGCGCCCCAAGCAGACGGGGATGCTCAACCTTGACCGCCTGCACCAGTTCCGCACCCATGACGATATCTTCCTTTCCAAGATCGTGAAGCAGGAAGGCAAGAATCACGGCATCATGTTCCTGATCGATTTCTCCGGGTCGATGGGTGATACCATCGGGAATTGCATCCACCAAGTGATGCAGTTGGTGTGGTTCTGCGAGAAGGCCAAGATCCCGTTTGAGGTGTACGGGTTCACCGAGTTGGGCTATTGGGGCAACGAGGAGAAGGTGGAGAAGGAGCGCAAGGCGTACTGCGACAGGCACTACGCCACCGACCCCTACGGCCACAACTTCCGTTCGTCCCTTGACATCAACCCCAAGAACCCCAAGCCCCGGAGCCTGCACATCGGAGCGACCCGCCTTGTGCAGTTGGCTTCGTCCACGGACAAGGCATCGGATCGTGAGCGTCTGCTTGCCATGCTCTACAACACCTACTGCATTCCGAACAATTTCTTTCCGCAGCCGATTCGCTTCGGTGGCACTCCCACGGTGGAGGCGGTGGCGATTGTCTCGCAGCGCATGAAGGAGTGGGTGACGGAGAACAGCATTCAGATCCCGACCCTGATGATCGTGACGGACGGACAGCCCAACGGCATCACGACCTTCGACCACAACTACAACGGATCGTTCATCAATCAGTCCAATTCGATCATGGTGCAGAACGACATCTTCGGCACGATCAAGACGCTGCGCCACTCCGACTACGGCGAGATCGACATTCCCAACGCCGTGATCGCCACGCAGATCGAATCCCTGAAGCAGTCCCTCAACGCCCGGTGCGTGGGTATGTATGTGGTGAACAGCAGGACGCTGAACGATCACCTGTTCCGTTCCTTCTGCATGAAGCGCAAGGAGTACCGCGAGTTCCGCGAGAAGTACGCCTACGACACCACGACTTCCTCCCCCCGGTATGCGGCCTGCAACGAGCAGTTCAAGGACGGTGCGCTGATCCTGCCCAAGTCCACCTACCCCGGATACGATGCCTTCTTCGTCATCCGCAGCATGAAGGCGGTGGACGATTCGGAGGCCATCGCGGACAGCGGATCGTTCGTCAAGGTGAAGAACACCTTCATCAAGACGATGGGCAAGCGCAGCAGCAGCCGCGTGTTCCTCACCAAGTATGTGGACATCGTGGCGGGACAACCCCTCCGCACCGATGACGAGGCGATGTACCGCCTGCCTCCGGGCCTGACTTGGAATGAGCGCAACGCCAAGTAACCGGCAGAGCTAGGACAACCCAGGGCCCTGGACTGGAAGGAGAGAGCCAGTCCGGGGCTTTATTATTTCTTTAGCTACTATCAGGAATTTCGCTTTGGAAATTCCTGATTTTATTGGACTGCCTGATAGTAGCTCGGACGGTCTGGATGGTACGGCCCGCCAGGGTAAACGTAGCTCCCCCATACGGAACCCCCGGACGACCCCAAGAAATAATAATTTCTCTCAGGTCTCAGAGGCCAGAGCTCCAGGCTCTGGCCGGCTCCAGGTAGCCGCAGGTAATCAAGCTATGGGACTTGACTTCCCGGTCTCAGGTGCCATAATATGGGACCTTGAAGACGTCCGGTAATATCGATCTGGCTGGGTCTGATAAGCGTATTAGATCTAGCCGTTATCGGACTCTATGCTGGGCTCTGGTTATCGGGCTCATGATGGCCACGGTTATCGGACTTTCAATAATTCTGATAAATTTTGCGGGTTATGGGACCTCTCCGTCTCCTGGCGCAGGTGGCGGACAGGACGGGACCGGACAGACCCCAGAAAATAATAATTTTAAGGAAGACTACTATCCGGGTTTGCTG